TTATCTTCTTCTCCATTTGAAGATTCTTTTATACCACTTTTCTTTTTCTTCTTTTATGCCTTCATATAGTAGGCTTATTAGTGAAGCTCTGTTTTCATAAATTTTCTTTTTTATTTGGGATATATCTGTGTTTGAATAGTTGTCAATTTGCTGTGAACATAAATCTTGTAAGTCATTTATTGTTTTATTTATTTTTGTAGCCAAAGACTTGTCGTATGATTGTACAATCGTAACGAAGTTGTCAAGAAAATCATTTCTTAAATCTCTAAGTGTTCTATTAGCTCTCGCCTTTTGTCTTTGTATAAATCTTCCATCAGTTATTCCTTTTAATGTATTAATGTTGTTATTAATGCGTTGGTGTATTTGGTTGTAGAATTTATCAATGTTATTTAGATTAGGTTGTATTATTACAGACATGTACCAATTCTTTTTTGTCTCTTTTTTTCTATCTTTATTGTTAATATAATTTTGTCTTATGAATATAGCTATAGTTAATATTATTGCTAATGTTGAAATTGCATTTGCATAAAAATCAGTACTTATAATCTTTTCAAGCCTTTCCAGTTCATCTTCTTTCTTGCTGTAGTATGTACTATCTAAAGGTTGATATGTAAAAACGAAAGGATGCTTCATTAACGAATCATTCTTCAAATGAATATACGGTGAATTATCCATAACTATTTTCTATTGTTATATTCTATTAAAGCCTGCCTTTCATTGTCTGCAATATCTTCTTTTAAGCATTTTATTACTTCTGTGTCTTCATCTTCGAAAGTGATTTTATATTTTCTATGGAAATTGTCTATCCCTCCAAGATTACAAATGCTTTCATAGAATAAACCCAAGAAGAATGATGGGTTGAATGATGTCGTTCCTTTAGGAATTGATATTTCATATTCTTCTTTATCTTTATCACATTGGTTTAGTTTTAATTCTTCCCTTACTTGATGACCTTGCGGCCTACCTGTAAACATCGTACTACTTGGACCTCTATGCGCTTTGGTTAATTTTATTTTTTTCATTTTCTTTTTTGTTTAAAGCTTTGCTAAAATATTTTTTATTTAGGTATATTTTAACTTCAAGGAATGTACCTGGAAAATATTCTTGCATATGTCTAAGGTAATTTTCCTCTGGTAATAAAGATATATCTTTTTCTTTATTTAATGAAAGTAAGTAATTGTTGTTTTCACAATACGGTTCAACATCATTATCACAATGTACACATGTCTTACCGGAAATAATGTTCAGATGTGGTTTATAGTCTGGATTTTCTTTTCCGAATGACCCCAGCGTAATAAATGCTCTAATGAAATTCATTGTTCCATGTCCTCTACTTTCATCTTCGTATTTTAAACGGCTTACTCCGTCTTGTAAACTATATAATGTATATAAATCATCTTTATTTAGTTTGGATCCTATTTTTTCCTTTAATTCTGAATGTTTATCGTACCATTTTTTTATGTTGGTCATCATTTCTTTATTTCTCTTTTCATTATTAATGATACCTTCTGAAATAGAGAAACCAAAATTTAATATACCTAAGTTGAGTTCTATTATAGGCTCTCCATCAATGATGTTTTTAAAAGAAACGCCATCTACATACCATTCATTATGTATACTATGGTCTTCAGCATTATTGAATATCTCAGATAAAAGTCTATCTATTTTGTGAATGCCACTAGCATTTAAGATAGCATCTGATTGAGCCAATGATTCATTTATAAATTCTCTAACTTTTGTACAAACAGCTCCTTTTTTGTTCTCTTTGTACGAGGTCTTGCTTGCCAAGTTTGTTTGTAATCCTAAATATAGGAAACCTTCTTCAGGCTGCACATCCTCTATTTCTTTCTTTCCTATATTATCTACTAACTTTAGTGCAAATAAAGACCTGTTTACTTTATTGCATTTGGATTTTAGATATTTAATCTCTTTGTCTGTAGGGTTGTAAAATCTATCATTATATCGTAATTTTGTTTCTGTTAATTCTCTTACTATGATTTTCAATAACATTGCATTTGTAATATCAATTCTTTCGCATATGTTAAAATCTACAAGTGTAGTTTTATCCGTCAGCAAATAGGATGACATTATGCATTTAAAGAATGTTATGCAATCATCACTATTTTCCTCAAAAGAGAATATTTTTGGCACAATTACTCTGTTTGAAATGTAGTCTTTATTTATAAAACCTTTTTTCCTGAAAAAAGATAAAAGGTTGGTTTGCACTTTTATATTTATGCGTTGAAAGACTCCAGCCAATGCTTTCTTTCTTGGTTTTTGTCTCTTTTTCTTTAGTTTGCATCTGCGTCTGTAAACTTTTAATTCTAAAATTCTTTCTTTTTTCATTTTACTTTTGTGTTTAGTGTTGTAGAATATTGTCGTATGTGGAACTATATTTATAACATAAATTATTAATTATCTTGTTGCTAACTTGTGCTATGTATTATATACAATGCCAATTATAATGGATATGACAGCCATTATCACATAGCTATTGCCAACTGCTTGTTTTTCCTTTGCTTCTTCTTCGGATGATTTTACTTTAATCTCTAACTTTTTGTTAGTGTATCCTACCAGTCTTTCTCCATTTCTGTATCTCCTGTCTGGCTTATATACTGCAACAGAAGCTATTTTTTGCATTTTAATCTCGTTTTTGTCTATGATTTTGCTAACACCTTTGCAAAGCAATATCACGGATGGTATTGCAGCGAGTATTGGTAAACCCTTAAATAAAATTGCCAGCCAAAATGTGCTGAATATGAAATACAATATTTTGACTATCCAGTGAGTTTGGCTGTAAACAGGTGTGTAGCCATCTTTTATTGCTTTCTCTCTGACTTCATCAGGTGAAACTTCTTTGTAAATTACTTCTTCATTATTCGTATATTGAGAAGACGTATTTCTATATGGAGTGGAGTGGGCATCACCGTATATCTGATTGCTTATAATCTTTCCACCATCTCGGCCAACTTGGTTTACAGCAGATCTGATGAAACCTTTAGCGAGGTTTTGAATAAAATTTCCCATATTATCCTATCTTACGTTCATTATTAGCTATTATCAGTTCCGCTTCCAGTTCCTTGATTCTTCTCTGCAGGTTGTTGATTGTGTCCTGCTGGAAGGCTATTGTGTCAATCAGCTTGCTTAATCTGTCGCTTTCGCTTGAAGCAGTTGGCTGTTCAGATGTCAGCAGCATTTCTCCATTACCGCGAAGAAGCCATTCTGCCGAGATTTCAGGGTTGTTTTCTAATACCGCTGAGATGGTAGTTAGACTTACTTCTCTGGCTCCACTGAGTTGTCTGCTTAATGTGTTTTGAGCAATACCGCATTTTAAGGCAAAAGCCCTATCAGATAATCCCATTTGGGAAATTATACTTTTCAATCTTTCAATCATGATGGTGCTATTATTTTCTACTTAAATGTTAAATAATACCAAATGGTATAATATAAACTATATTCCGCTTGCATATTATACCAAATGGGATTACCTTTGCAATACAAACATACACACATACAAAAATAGAAATTAAAACGAATAATTGAAAATGAAAACTGATGAATTTTTCTACGAAAATGAAGCTGAAAGTCTTAAAGCTGACATCGAAAAAGCAAAGTCTATGACAGAAGAAGAGATGCAATCTTACTTCAATACAGACGACAGCAAGGAAGATTTCATAAGTTTTCTTGAAAATGAACTCAAAGTTGCTGAAAGCAACATTGAAAATGATGATGATTTCAGCAGTGTTGACCCCGGCTTTGCAAGTGAAGCCGATTATTTGAGATACAAATTTGCGTAATAAAAACCTCACTAAAAGTCAAAACCATTATGGAAATTAAACCAACCAAGTATCAGCCAGGACAGAAAGTCTGGACACTTATAGGAATGAAGGCTGAAGAGAAAACAATCAAGGGTATCAACATCAGTGTAGATTCCGACGGAGTACAGAAGAACTACTATTACATGTTGGTTCCAAAAGAAAAGGAATGCTCCAGTGAAGCATTTGCATCCTATTCCGAGAAAGAACTTTTTAGTTCAAAGGAAGAGATGAGAATTAGTGTTTTCGGTGATTGACAAATCACATCCCGGTGTGGCCTGACCGCCTATCCGGGAACAATAGAGAAGAGTTCCTTGACATCTTTTGGCTGACGGACATACTGGTATGGTATAGTAATTCACCGTGGATAACGGGCGGTCCGACAGAGTGTAGAATTGTAGCAATTCGGCCTATTGTAATAGGTTTTACGATATGATATAGCTGGAGTAGCTTAACGGTAGAGCGCAACACTGGGTTATAAAAAATAGATGAATGCAATAATGATTATCGTTGATGAAAGGGTTCGACTCCCTTCTCCAGCCCTAATTCAAATTAGTTTGTTATGGTTATAGATAATTCGATAGAAACTGCCGAGTCATTGAAAAATCTATTTGCAATGCTTTATTTTGTGGCAGCATGGGCATTCGGCATGGTTTCTCCATGCCTTGTTTATGAAATATGGAAATCGTGTAAGGAAGAGCGACCTTTTGATTTTAACGGAGCCAATTATTGGTGTCCTATTGCGATTGTGATGTTGGTCATTTCTTCTGTATTATGTATGATTTCTTTTTTCTTTATGATTGCTGAGCTTCTTTTGAGATTCGTTAATTGCTTGGATTAAGCAATTTTCTGTAGTCTCTTCAAATTTCGTGAATGCTTCCTCGTATTTATTGATTTTATCGGGGTATGGCAAATCCTTGCTGTATATTATGTCTCTGAGTTCATCATAAAGCAGTGAGGAACTTTGTACGAGTGAATCATATTTTTCATAAAGTCCTTTATCAAGGTAGAAATGCAATTTCAGGTTCTTGTTTTTCATGTCAATAAGAGGCTCATAAGCTATCTTATTCAATTCAAGGATGTCTGTTTGCCCATTGAGGATGTCAATCAGGTTGATGTTTCTCATTGCTGCCTTGTATGAAAGAAAAGAGTCGAGGAATTCTGATATGGAATTGACGGAGTTTGAGTAGAAGGTTTTGAATTTTAGTTCTTTTTTTCTGATACTCAACTTGTAAAGTTCTCTGATAAAAAAGAATATAATTCCTACTAGTAATGATAAGGAATCTAAGTGGTTAAGAAGAAGTTCGATAAAATGTTTCATAAATCTTAATTTTTTAGTTTGACAGCGTAAAATTAAGAAATCCCTCCGGAGAAATCCCATGATTATAAAATTCTGGAGGGAACATTCCGAGGTTGTTTAATGGCAGAACGGCACCAGTCTGAGGGCATAAAGATTTTGGGTGCAGGTGGCGGTTCGAATCCGTCTCTCGGAACTTAAACTTATTAGTTATGAAAGTATTTAGTCGTATATGGATGCTGATGGTAGCTATATGTGCTGTTGGCATGTTGTATGGAGCAATCACAATACCAAGTCCGGTGCAGGGTATATGGATATGCTCCTGTATAATCATTGTAATTGCATCGGTATATGCTTGTGTTGTAATATGGAAAGAAAGGTAGAAGTTATGGGCAAAAGACCTATTGTATCGACATTACGATCCATGAAAATAGATGAAGAGGTTATTTTTGGTATTCATCAGAGAATTTCTCTTATGGGTACAATAGCCAATAGGTTGGATGTTGAACGTGCTTCAGGTATGTCATGGAAATGCAAGACAGACCGTGAAGCCGGAATTGTAACGGTTAAACGTGTTAGCTGATGGTGTTCGAATTAAATGGGAATTTTATGACTACAATATTGTCAGATAATACAGCAGGAATGATTCTTGAGAACATACTTCTTGCAATGGAAGGAATAAAGTTCAGCAAGTCTCAGGCATCAGGAATAGTCGGTTCCGAGAACCGGTTGGAAAAGCTTGTTGAGAGCGGTAAGATACGTGCTGAGAAGAAGGCAGCTTGTCAGAACGGAAAATGGTTCTGCAATGGTGCTGATGTGTTAAGGTACTGTTCGTACAAGAAGAGACATAAAAAAAGGAACAAGTCTAAAAGCCTGTGAAGGTGGTTATTTTCTACATAAATGTTTACGTTTTAATTTCTTGGTGTACGGACTGGCTTGTGAAAGTCGTCCGTACTATTTTTTCTGGGCACTTGGTCTAATGGTAGAACATCGGCATAATTCCATTCCATGTTTGTTTGTTAGTGTTAGAAATCTCTATTGTTAGTCGAAGATGCGGGTTCGATTCCCGTAGTGCCCACAAATAATCTCAAAAATAAAGAATATGGAAACGAAAGAAATAACTAAGACTATTTACATCGCTAATGATGGAAAAGAGTTTCTTACAGAAGAAGAATGTAAGGAGCATGAAACGTATGTGAAAGAGATTTTGCGAAATATTTCCTATTTCTGCATCCGTTGCAATCCTGATTTAACTGAAACAGGATGCTATATGCATAGAATATATGCAGCAGTCCTTTCTAAAAATGGATTATTCAGTGAAGAAATCGCATTTCAATGGGCTTTAAAGAAGTTTGGTAGTTACTTAGGAGAAAGCGTAATGGGATATGGTTTCCAACCACGCTTTAGTGTGAGTGAAGTTTCTAAAGAAGAATATGAAGAATGTCCTGCTACTATATGGGGAGGCACTCCATTGAAAAGTGAGAAAATATTCCTTAGTCCTAAATCGGTAGAGGGATTTCCTGAAAATATTGACTACATGAAAGAATGGGGATTTAAATAATATGCCATACTACAACAAGAAACCTAAAAAGAAGAAAGAAAATCCGTTATTAAATCCGAAAGTAGGGCGAAGATAGCGCAGGGTTTCATCCGCGCAGCATCGGTTAGCCGTTGACTCTATCTGAAATGTAACGCGAAATCGGAAAGGATTGATTGTGTGTGATGTGCCCTGGGGAATACGCCCCAGGGTTTTATTTATCATAATGAGAACAAAGGTTAAGGCGTAAAAATGGCGAAGTTTCGGATTGCAAAACTTGACTATCTGAACTACCTTTACAGATGTAAAGAACTAAAAGTCAAACCATTAATATTTTAATTATGGCTGAAAGAAAAGCTAAAACAGACGTTCCTGAAAAAGATAATCAGGAAGAAAAACAGGAAGAAAAAGAAGTGCAACAGACACTTTCTGACAAAATTGTGAACATAAGAACCCTGAGAGCAAACGAGATTGAATGCCGAATAGGTACAATCAATGAGAAAGGATGCACATTGTTGCTGTACAAGGATGCCCGTGTGGATATGAGACTTCTTGATGAGGTGTTCGGACCAATGAACTGGAAGAGAGACCACGAAGTTGTGAACGGAAACCTATTCTGCACCATATCAATCTACGATGAAAAGAAAAAGGAATGGGTGAGCAAGCAGGATGTCGGAACTGAATCCAATACGGAAAAGGAGAAAGGTCAGGCTTCCGATGCATTCAAGCGTGCCGGATTCAACTGGGGGATTGGTCGAGAACTTTACTCGGCACCTTTTATTTGGGTAAAACTTGAATCAAACGAAATCTTTAAGAGCACTTCGGGAAAATGTTCTACTTATACTAAGTTCTCTGTAAGTGAGATTGAGTATGACGAGAACAGAGAGGTTAGTAAATGTATCATTGTAGACAACAATGGTGTGATAAGATACCAGTTCCCTATGCCAAAGGAAAAGAAGTCTGAAAAGACTCAGCAAAATTCAAGTGTATTTTCCGGTAAACAGCTAAAGGAAGCGATTGATGAAGTAAGGGTATGTAAGAGTCGAGCCGAAGTTAATGCTGTATGGAAAAAATACGCTGCTATGCAAAACAATCTTGAGTTTAAGAACGAGATTCAAACAATGTGTAAAAGATTTCCAAAATGATAGAGTTAGTTAAGTCAGGTGTGGTTTTCAATGAAGAGAACCACACCTATTTCCTGGGCGACAAGCAGCTTTCAGGAATAACGGGAATGATTAAGAGACAGTTGTTCCCGGATAAGTATAAGGATGTTCCTCAGTTCGTCTTAGGAAGGGCTGCAGAAAGGGGAACAAAGGTTCATCATGACTGCCAGTTTGCAGACGTTACAGGATTTGAGCCTGAAAGCCAGGAGGCAGTCAGTTATATTATGATACGTACTGGTGCCGGTTATTCTGCACTTGACAATGAATACACTGTATCAGATGAAGAGCACTTCGCTTCAAACATTGATTGTGTATGGGAGAAGGATGGCACTATAGCACTTGCCGACATCAAGACAACGTATAAGCCGGATATTGAATACCTCGAATGGCAGTTGTCAATATATGCGTACCTGTTCGAAAAGCAGAATCCTGAGCTGAAGGTTTCTAAACTGTACGGTGTATGGCTTTACAATGAAAAGTCAGAGCTTATTCCACTTGTCCGGAAATCTGACGTGGAGGTCAAAAGGCTGTTGCAGTGTGAGATTGAGGGAACACGTTACCTTGATACTGAAACTGCACTTGAACACAAGCAGGATGAAGTACAGCTATTGCCAAAGGACGTGATAAACAAATATCTTGAAGCTGTAGCGGAAGTTGAGAGAATACAGCCGTTCATTGACGGTTTCAAGGATTCGTTGAAACGCGCAATGGTTGAACACGATGTCAAGTCGTGGGACACAGGTGTATTGAAAGCTACCATAACACCTGCAGGAATCAAAAAATCTTTCGACACTAAGAGGTTTCAATCTGAGCATCCCGAGTTGTATAAACAGTACATCAAGGAGACTGAAACTGCTGCATCTATAAGAATCACATTAAGAAAGGAGGAAGAAAATGCTTAATAAGGTAATGCTGATAGGGCATCTTGGAAAGGACCCTGATGTAAGAACGCTTGATTCCGGAACAAAAGTCTGCCAGTTCACACTGGCAACGACGGAAAAGGGATACACGTTGCAGAATGGTACTCAGGTACCGGACAGGACAGAGTGGCACAACATTGTACTATGGAAGGGGCTTGCTGAGGTTGCAGGTAAATATCTACACAAGGGAGACAAGGTTTTTATCGAAGGTAAAATCAGATCCAGAAGTTATGAGGATAACAGTAAGGTGAAGAGATATATTACAGAGATATTCGCAGATAACATGGAGATTCTTTCAACATCTAAGAGTGGTTTACAGGATAGTAGTTCACGGAATAATTCTTCGAACGCTCCATTACCATCAGGGACTCCAAGTGATGATTTACCGTTCTGATTGTTATGGAGGCTACAATTATTAAGAAAGACGGGAAGGCCACCATGGACAAGGATTTCAACTTCATGCTAAGCCTTCTCCGTAATGGTGAATATACTCTTACCATCAAGAGAAAGACTAAGCCCAGGACGCTTGACCAGAACGCGCTCATGTGGATGTGGTTCAGATGCGTGGGTGGTGCCTTACGTGAGTTCACCGGTGAAGCGTACTGGAGTACAAAGGAAGGGGTGGAAACGATACATGACCTGTATTGTAAGAAATTCCTTACGAAGATGGTTATCACCCCGAAAGGTGAGAGGACGGAACTTGCAAGGGGCACAAAGGGACTTAGCACAATGGAGATGTCACATTTCCTGGATGCCGTCAAGACTGATATAATGACAGAATACGGAATACAGCTACCGTTACCTACAGACCAATATTATTCGGCATTTGCAGCCGAGTACGAAAACAAATATTAATATGGCAATAATTAAAGATTACGAACCTGAGGAACTGAAATTTGTTCTTCCGGAAGCAGTTCGGGAACAGTTTCCATTGGAACTGCATTTTGAGAAAGCTGAGAGTGAGAAAGATATCCTTAAGGCAGTGAATGAACACTTCAATGCTTTGTTCCCTGAGAACGAGATGGCGCTGCGTTACATGGATGATGTGGAGAAATCGGACCTTCGTGGGAAATACTGCAAGCTTGTAGAGCAGGAGCTTCCTGAAGCTGAGAATGCTTTGTTGAATGCTAAGGAGGAAGCCAAACGCATCAAGACGGATGCTGAGGAAAGGTTGAATTCATTGAGCAAGCAGATTAAGGATTACGCTGCAAAAGTACAGGAAGGAACGGAGGAAAAGAAACTTCCGGCTACAAAGACATTCCGTATCGCTTTGAATGGGTATTTCCTGTATTATTCCATTCTTAACGGTAAGGTCGTACTGGCCAAATCTGAAAAGATTCCATCCTACGATAAATCATCATTGTGGGCTCAGGAAGATAAGAACCGTGTAGCAATGATGGAGCTGTTCGGTCTTGACTTCCCTGCTCCTGAGAAACCTTCTGATGAAGAGTTTGACAAGGAACATGACATGCTTCCAGATAATGATGGTGAAGTTATGGGTGAAGAAGAATTCAATGACGCTGTAGGTGATGAGTAGATTGCAGCATAAGCGTGGCCGCAAGTCCAATTATGCACGTTCTCTTAACAATCCATATTGGGAAAAGGTTGCAAGGAATGTGAGGTTAAGGGATGGGCATAAGTGCAGGATTTGCGGAGCACGCTATCCTTTGGAAGTGCATCACAAGAGATATAAGGTAAATGGTGTTTCAATTGTTGGAAAGGAACTTGAGTACCTTGATTGCCTTGTCACTCTGTGTGCTTCCTGTCACGAAAAAGTTCATAAAGGAATAATCAGAATATGAAGTTTCAATTAAGAGATTATCAGCAGAATGCCAGTAATGCAGCCATATCACATTATAGGCTTAAGGGCGGAAAGAACTACTTGATGGTGTTGCCTACCGGTGCTGGGAAATCGATTGTTATAGCTGATATAGCGGCGAGACTTAATGAACCTTTGCTGGTGTTCCAGCCTAACAAGGAAATCCTGGAACAGAACTTCGCAAAGTTGCAGACATACGGAATATTTGATGCCGGATGCTATTCTGCCTCTGTCAAGAGAAAGGATATAAACAGAATTACCTTCGCCACCATCGGTAGCGTATATAATCACATGGAAGATTTCAAGCATTTCAGGTATATTCTTATTGATGAATGCCATTTGGTTAACCCGACAGAAGGAATGTATGCTGATTTCTTCGCAGCTGCTGAGAGACGTATTATCGGACTTACTGCTACTCCTTATAGATTGTGCAGCACGATGAACGGTTCGATGCTAAAATTCCTTACGCGTACAAGACCGAGAGTTTTTTCGGACGTAATCTATTATTGTCAAGTGAGCGAACTGCTTGCAAGAGGATTCCTTACCAAACTGAAGTATTACGACTTGACAAAAATAGAACTTGTGAATGTCAGAAGGAATTCAACTGGTGCTGACTTCGATGAAGCGAGTCTTTCAAAGGAATTTGAACGTGTTGACCTGTATGGCTATCTGATTAGCATGGTAAGAAGGCTGCTGGCTCCTAAGAGTGGAATACCGAGACGTGGAATACTGGTGTTCACGAGGTTTGTAAAGGAGGCTGAAATGCTAACCCATGAGATACCAGACAGTGCAGTGGTCAGTGGAACGACTCCTAAGAAAGAACGTGAACGGATCTTGTCAGACTTCAAGTCCGGAAAGATAAGGGTTGTCGCTAATTGCGGTGTCCTCACTACTGGATTTGACTACCCAGAGTTGGATACAATCGTTCTTTGCCGGCCTACGATGTCACTTGCTTTATACTATCAGATGATAGGTCGTGTTATCCGGCCATACCCAGGGAAGGAAGGTTGGGTGGTTGACCTGTGTGGAAACATTAAAACATTCGGTAAGGTAGAGGATTTGAGGATTGAGCAGCCGGAAAAAGGAAAGTGGATGATAAAGACTAACGGAAAACAATTAACCAATGTAATACTATAGCTTATGTATGTGATAAGAGGACAGATACCAAGTAAGAGTAACTGTTATAAGATAGTAAATGTCGGTGGTCATGCAAAGCTGGCCAAACAGAAGGTTCTTACTGAATATGAAAAGAATTTCTATATCCAGTGTCCGGAACGTGGTAGGATGGTCAAGGGATATTTCAAGCTGAAAGCAAAGATATATTATTCAAGTAACCGACCGGATCTGGACAATTCTCTTAAGATTCTTCTTGATTGCCTGCAGCAGACCAAGACGATTGATAATGACAGATATTGTGTTCAAATAGACATTCAGAAGTTCATCGACAAGAAGGAACCACGTATCGAATATGAGGTAACTCCGATTGAGTTCTGAATGTAACTTAGCTTTGTAACGTATCAAAAACATTAATATGGGAAGAAATAAGAAGATTGGTCTTGATTATTTCCCTTTCGATATTGATTTTTTTCAAGATTTGAGAATTAGAAAACTAATCAAATACCAGGGTGGTAAGGCTGTTACAGTATATGCTCTCCTGCTATGTAATATCTACAAACAAGGGTATTACATGAGGTGGGATGAAGAGTTGCCTTTCTTTGTATCGGAACAAACGGGCTTTGAAGAGGCGTATATACGTGAGGTCATTAAATGCTGCTTGGTAATCGGGTTATTTTCTAAGGAATTGTATGATTCTGAAAAAATATTGACGTCAAAAGGAATACAAGAAAGGTACCAGAAGATATGCGATTTATGTAGAAGAAATAATGAAATTCACGAATATAACATCATTTCTTCTGAAGATATAGCTTTTTCTTCCGAAGAAATGATGATTTCTTCCTCAAAAAGTACACAAAGTAAAGTAAAGGAAAGGAAAGAAAAGAAAAGTAAAAAAAATAATAAAGAAATATCTCCTTCAGGAGATACAAAGAAAGACGAGCTTTCTTTGAATCCTCATCCGCAAATAGAGCATGTTGATTTTGTCAGATTGCAGGAATACTTCAATACTACTTTCAACGGTAAATTGTCAATGGTCGTGAACATGGCCGAAGCAAGGCGCAAGGCTGTCAAGGCAAGAATAGCCCAGTACGACAAGGAAACTGTATTCACCGTATTGAAGAAGGTGGCTGCCAGTCCATTTCTTTTAGGGTGTAACGACAGAAACTGGAAGTGCGATTTTGACTGGATTTTCAAGGCTGGAAACTTCACTAAGATATTGGAGGGTAATTATGACGAAAAACGAAATAACAATACGGCAGGAGGCAGAAAGGAATCAGTTAGCCGTCTTAAAGGCCTCGCCGAAGCAATACTTACAGATTCTGAAACCTAAGAGTATCGATGATGTTTTTTCATCATCAGTGCCGGCACTTGTAAAAGTTGCCATGGAATTCGGAGAAAATCATGCACGTGCAATTGTTGTGATATTGCTGTCGGAGGTTGTGGATTTCTTCAATGCGTCAAATACAATGAATGATTCACAGGTAGCCATTACAACTGATTTAATTATCGAGGAATATCCGTATTTCAAGATTGATGATTTGAAGTTGGCTTTCCGAAATGCTATGAAGGGTAGATACGGAGAGATATATAATCGTCTGGATGGCTCTGTTATCATGGGATGGCTGAATCAATACAATCGTGAGAGATGCGCTAAGGCTGACGTAATATCGTACAATGAGCATAAGGTAAGAGTTCAGGAGGAATCTGGGTTGTATTATGATGATTACCGCAAACAATTGAAGGTTCTGGCATCACATGGAGACAAGAGTGCACAGGAAGCGCTCCGTAGATCTGATGATATACTTTCCTTCATGAAAGAGAAGAAACTTGAAAGACTGAAAAAACAGCTTGAAGAGTATGACTGCAAACATAAGGGTGTATGAAATAAAGTTCAACAAAAAAGGGCTTAGGAAAAAGGATGAGATATGTAGTCATTTTGAATGGTACAATGTCCATCTTACAGTTAACGGACATTGTATTGTACGTGTTAGCATGGATAAGATGAATGCGTTTGAAAAGACTGTTGAACGTGAATTTATTTCAGTGATTAAAAGGCTATAAAATGGCGAAGTTTCTGTTTGCAAAACTTGTCATTCTGAACTATCTTTACTGATGTAATAAACTAAAAGTCAAACCAATAAATATAAAATTATGGCAGAAATTCAAAAACTTCCGGTGATGCTCATACAGACGTCACCTATGAATCCTCGTAAAACTTTTGATGAAGCGAAGATTGAGGAACTCGCTCAGAATATTGAAGAACAGGGCTTGTTACAGCCTATCACAGTCAGGAAAATCAGCGATGAAGAAACACATATTGATGAAGAAACCGGCGAGGTTGTATCTGTAGAACCGAGGTACGAGATTGTATGCGGTGAAAGACGTTTCCGAGCATGGAATATGCTGGCTAAAAAATCTGACAAGTACAATGAAATACCTTGCATAGTAAGGGAAATGACTGACGAACAGGCTTTCGACGCTATGATAACAGAGAATTTGCAGCGCCAGGATGTAGATCCTGTTGAGGAAGCGATAGCATTTTCCTTGCTTCTTGAAAACGGAAATGCGGTTGAGGACATTGCTGTCAGATTCGGTAAGTCAATCAGATTCATTCAGGACAGAGTTAAGCTGAAAGGGCTTATTCCTGAGCTTATAGATATGTTAAGACAGGAACTTATCCCAATATCAGGAGCAATGTTGCTGGCTAAACTCGATATAGATGCGCAGAAAGAATTCTATAATGAGAACGTGAATGGTGAGAGTGCTGCAAGCATATCTGATATAAAGGAATATATTGATGACTTGTTCTGTGTTATTGATAAGGCACAGTTCTTTTCTGAGGATAATTTCAGTGATTCGATTCCATCATGTTCCGGATGCATCAATAATACGGCAAATCATGGATGCCTTTTCTATGAAATGAAAGGAAAGGAACAGAAGTGCATTAATCGTGAATGTTTCGAGAAGAAGCAGCAGGAATATGTCAAATACCGTGTCATGAAGGAGGCTGACAATCTTGTTAAAAAGGGAGAGCCACTGACATTCGGAAAATCAGTCATTCTAATTGAATCTCCAAAATCATGGGATAATGAAAATGATAAGAAGAGAAAGGAAGAGGCAGTCAGGATGTACAATGATATGGGCTTTGAGGTAGTGTATGATAACGTATTCGACCATCAATGCTGGTATAATGAGGGTGATGAAAGAATTGCAGAGAAACTCGAAAATAATGAGTTGTATAGATGTATTGAGGTACTTAATTATAGAAGACCTGAATTCAAGGTTTCTTTTTATTATCTCAAGAAATCTTCATCTGTTAAAGGTGCTTGTACTGTATCAAAGCAGATTGAGGCAGAGAATATCAGACAGAAGATTAAGCGCAATAAGGAACTCATGGTTGAGAAGTCAACTGAAACCATGCGTAAATGGGCAGATGATATGACTGACTATACAAGCAAATCCGATGGAATGACATTGAACGAGCAGACAATTTTGGATGTGTTGGTGTTGAAGAATTGTGGGTATCAGTTCCTTAATTCAATAGGACTGAAAACAGGTCAGATGGATATGGTGAAATATGTTACAGATAATGCTAAGGATAGAAACAGATGGTACAGAGAATTTATTCGTACAAAATTATCTGAAGCTTCTGTAATGTATGACAGTCAGTTGAAGGAATTGCAGAATATGCTTTTCAGCGAGCAATATCCTGAAAAGTACAATGAGATGACTTCAAAACTCAAAAGTGCATACTCCAAGAAGGAAGAGAAGATGAATGAGAGACTTAAGGAACTTGAAAGTGAGCAGTAAATTAGAATACGGAGGAGTCATTTAGACTCCTCTTTTGTTTAACCTTAACAACCATTATGGAGAAAATTCATTCGCCCTGAATCATTTGCTTAATTGATATATAGTCCGATAACAATAACTTAGATAATTATGATTACGTTAAACAGACTTGCAAAAAGATGTTTTGATATAGCATTGAAGCGAAAAAAAATGACAGAAACTACTTCTCCTAAAGCCGTAGTGCTGGCCATATCGTCAGAATGGAGGGAACTTGCTGAAGCTGGTAAGGAGCGAAGCAATCATATACCATCTTGGAGTGAACGTGAGGAAGAAGCCGCAGATGTCATAATAGCTACGCTTACCTATCTTGAGAAGATAGGATGCAATGACATCGAACAACTATTGAAGGATAAGGTTGAGTTTAATTCATACCGCGTTGACTAAGTGATGTTCCGGCTATTGTGTGATGTTGATTATTAGTGTTGTTGATTTAAATAGTTGGTATATGACAACAGAATTTGATTTCAAAACAATCCAGATCAGTTTGCTGGATTTCAATAAGGGCCAGCTTGATGGCCTTCCGAAAAATCCCCGGTTCTTCAGGGATTACCGTTATGATGCAATGAAGAAAAGCATAGAGGACAGTCCTGAGATGCTTAATCTTCGTGAACTAATTGTCTATCCTGTAGGAGAAAGATACATTGTAGTGTGCGGTAATTTAAGACTTAGGGCCTGCAAGGAACTTGGGTACAAGGAACTTCCTTGCAAGGTTCTAAATCCTGAGACTCCTGTAAAGAAGCTGCGTGAATATGCGACAAAGGATAACGTGTCATTCGGTGAGAATGATATGGACGTGATGATGAACGACTGGGATAAGTCTGAACTTCAGGACTGGGGTATTGAGTTTGCTCCGGAACCTGAAAAGGACGAATTCAAGGAGCGTTTCGAAGCCATAACGGATGAAACTGCTGTTTATCCACTTATACCCAAGTATGATGAAAAATATGAGCTATTCATCATTATGTCGGCTAGTGAAGTGGATAGCAACTGGCTGCGTGAAGCACTTGACATGCAGCACATGCAGAGTTACAAGACTGGTAAAGTGAGTAAAAGCAATGTAGTTGATATTAAGGATGTACGCCATGCAATTGAGAATCGTAATACCAAGTCATAAGAGACACGACAGGGTGTTCGCAAAAAAGCTGGTGAACGACCCGATAATCTGCGTAGCTGAGAGCCAGGCGGACCTATACAGACAGTTCAATCCAGATTGTGAGATAGTCACTCATCCGGACGATGTTGTAGGACTCATCCCCAAACGTAACTGGATGGCCAAGCATTTCGGAAACCTGTTCATGCTTGACGATGATGTTCACTCATGCAAATCTATATGTGTAGAAAAAGGAGAACCGTCGAGGATTAAGGATAAGAACGAGATAACGCGTATAATATTCAATCTTGCCGAGATTGCTCAGATGCTGGATGTACATCTGTTCGGATTTACTGCACGAATATCTCCGGTCATGTACGATGAAACTGCATTTCTATCGTTGTCAAAGATGATAACCGGATGTTCTTATGGCGTGTTTTACAACAAGAACACATGGTGGAATGAAGAGCTCAGGCTTAAGGAGGATTTCTGGATTTCCTGTTACATGAAGTACAAGGAAAGAAGGATACTTACAGACCTTCGTTACAACTTCGAGCAGAAATCCACATTCGTCAACTCCGGAGGACTGGCAGCCTTCAGGAATCAGGCTGAGGAACAGAGGTCGATAATGCTTATAAAGAAACATTTCGGCGACAGCATCAATCTCAAGGGAACTACCAATAACGGTAAAGACAAGACCAAGCAGCTTGTTCAGTACAATATAACGTGTAAGTTCAAGTATTGATAAATGGCTATAAAATGGCGAAGTTTCTGTTTGCAAAACTTGTCATTCTGATTTAATTTTACTGATGTAATAAACTAAAAGTCAATGCTATATGCTTATAAGAACCGTTAGAGGATATGATTTTTTTGAGGTTTCTTCAGCCATGCAGAAGGCGATAAGGAGAGCTGATGCGGCGGTTGCCGGATATTTTGCCTTGGAACTGTGGACAAGCGGTTACAGGGATTATGTCTGGAAGCGTTTATATACGATTTCCGCTGAAGATTGCTATGGACTTATTACGTCTGAAATTGAAGCATTGTGGCAAGGACACGAACTTGTCAACAAGTCCTCAAAGGAGCCAAAGGGTAGAATATTTGTCAGCAAGGCAGTAATACTTCTGTGCGAGTGTCGTAAATGTAGGGACGCGGATCACCTGCAGAACTTCATTTATGACAAAATTCTGATAGATGCTGATGAATGGTTGGAAGATGTAAGGCAAAATCCGATACCAATTCCTTCATATACATTCGATGTACATACCAGAAGAGGAAAGAAGATGGGACGGACAAAAGAGGAATTTTTCAGAGATGAATATGAATCTTTGAATCCCAGGGAAAAGGGACTGTTTGATGGTCTCATGTAAGAATATGCCACGCTTTGTCGTGGCATATTTATTAAAAGTCAAACCAATAAAGAAAGAATTATGGGAAAAGAAATGTACGGCCAAAGTTGTTTTGATAGCCGTGAAGAGAATGTTTCAAAAAAGATTGATCTGGAAAAGAATCCAAATGGTACAGAAATCAAGGTTTACCAGCAGCGTGAACGTGAAAAGCATGGAAGATATGTTTCGGTTCCTGGAGACAAAACGCATACACGTATTTTCGTGCGTGACGGTGAGGATGCGGAAAAGAAGATAGCCGCATACTTTGAGAGAATCAACAACCGGCCTCAAAAATGGAACTGATATGGAAGACGTAAATAAAAAAATATTTATAGAATACGTATCCCACTTGTATAGTACCGATAAAAGCTATGAAGTTATTGGTAAAAGCATTAAAGCTGTAAAGTTATTCCTTGAAAGTGATTATCAGGTGAACCGTAAAGGATACAAGGCTTATATCAGAGAAAATGCAGTTGAATTATCTGATAAGCCATACATTAAAGATGCTCTATGTGGGTTCCTTAATTTTCTTGGTATTGGATATTCACGCACACGAAAGGAGAAATCAGTTAAACCTCTGGAGAAGCTAAGCGATGTTTCTGAAAAGAACATGAAACTGATGAATGAATTTGTGTATTACCTTACGCAGGATGAAGATTACTCTCCACACACTATTGAAATATATTCATTTTCAATTAAGAAATATTTCGAATACGCCAACGAGGTATCAGTTGACAATTACAAGCGTTTTGTACGGATGCTAGAGGATGAGGGATTGTCTCCCAGAACAATACGCCTACGTATTACCGCACTTGAACGTTTCAGCAAATGGATGAAGAAGCCGATAGAGTTGAAGCGCCCAAAGTTCAAGAAGGAGTTGAATACGGAGAATGTTCCGACAGAAGCCGAATACAACCGGCTGCTTGAGTATTTGAAAACTTGTCCTAACAGGGACAGGTACTTCTTCATCAAGATACTGGCTACAACCGGGGCTAGGGTAAGCGAGTTCTTCCAATTCAAGTGGGATGACATCATTTCCGGTGAAGTCACTCTAAAGGGAAAGGGAAACAAGTACCGGAGGTTCTTTTTCAGCAGGCAGTTACAGGCGGAAGTAAAAGCATACGTAAAGGAGAGTCACAAGACTGGATATGTCGCAGTAGGTAAGTGCGGAAGGCTGACACAGAGAAGCTTGTGCCAGTCAATGAAAGACTGGGGCGATAAGTGCGGAATAGATAGAAGCAAGATGCATCCTCATGCTTTCCGGCATTTCTTCGCTAAAATGTATCTGAAAAAGAACAATGACGTGGTACAGTTGGCAGACCTGTTGGGACACGGAAGTATTGATACAACAAGAATTTATTTACAGAAATCGTATGACGAACAAAAAAAAGAATTTAATCGCTCAGTTACGTGGTAGTGTAGCTCAGCTGAAAGATATAACAACTGCTGTAGACGGCATTGATATATATACTGAAACAGGACATGTAGATACAGATTTCCTTATGGATGCACTTATTTGCGTTAATGAATTTATGACAGCGAGTAACCTTGTAGTAAATACAATATCTTCGCTACTTGCTCCTAATGTAGTTGAAGAAAAAGAGAAAAAGGATGATTATGGTAGTAAATGGTGTGTTGAGGATATTCTTAAACATTGTACTCTCGAGGATAATGTGTTGAAGTTACCTCTGGTGCAATTCAACAAAAAATCCTATGCTGAAGCAAAGAAATGGATTGAAGAAGCTGGTGGAAGCTGGCAAGGCGGTAAGGTTCAGGGATTCACGTTTCCATTCAATGCCGATCGTGTATTCTCTATTCTTCATGAAGGTAAGCGGTGCAATTTACAGCAAGAATTCCAGTTTTTTGCTACACCAGCAGAAGTGGCAGACTGGCTTGTTATGTTGGCCGGTGGCGTACATGAAGATGAAAAGGTGCTGGAACCAAGTGCTGGTACTGGTGCTATCATAGATGCGATTCATCGAAGCTGTCCGGACGTAATTGTAGATTGCTATGAACTTATGCCTGAGAATAAGGAGATTCTATCTAAAAAGGATAATATACGTATTCTTGGAGATGACTTCACGAAGTGTGATGTTGCACAGTATGATAAGATTATAGCAAATCCACCATTCAGTAAAAATCAGGACATTCGGCATGTAAGGCGTATGTATGAGTGTTTAAATCCCGGCGGTGTCCTGGCTGCAATAACTGGTCCTCACTGGGAATTTGGAAGTGAATCTGAGTGTAAGGATTTTAGACAATGGCTGGAGGATAATGGAGGGAAGAAATTCGAGATTGAAGAAGGCACTTTCAAGGAAAGCGGAACTGGAACTAAAACTATAGCAATAGTAATTAATAAGTGAGATGGGAAAGTTAAAAGTCTATTATGGATGGGCAAAGTTGGGTAAGATTCGCAAGAAGCGTGCAATATCTGTCATTTTCGAGAATGAATGGCATGGTTGCAGGAGCGAACGCGGACAAAGAATTTTGAGAGCAGCCCAGGAAACAGTAATAGAGCGATACCAGGATGCGGAAGAAGAGAAAGCTGCAAAGGATTGCAGCCGGATATTTACAGAGTATAGCCTGTTCCTTGACGAAAAGCCAATAAACGGAAGCCTTAACAAGATACTCCAAATGAATAGTGACGCCGATAAGAAACATGTATCTAAAGAAATGCGTGATAAGATTGCTGAAGCCTTACGGAGAGCTTTTATGCAGACGAATCGCAAATACAGAGAACCAGGTTGGCAACAACTTGAATTGAGCTTTGAATGATATGGGAAAGCAAGAAAGTATGGGCGACTGGTTCCAGATGGCTAAGGATTATGCCAAAGCTGAAAAGGAACTGAAGATTGAGCAATGGGTTGAAGTAACTATTTACTACGGATATGCAGAAAAACAAGTAAGCTTATATCACTACAATCTTCCCCGTGAGATGTATTTCCGGTACCAATGGGTAATCAGATGGAGGATGGCGAAATTACAGTGCCAATACCCCAAACAGATTGTATCTACAAGCCTGTACTTCTATGACAAGCGTTCTGGAGAATCTATGGAGGTTAGCGGTTGCCTTAGTAAACTGATTTCTGCAAAAGCCCAGATAACAAAAGCAGAACGCAGGATGAATGAGTACATCGAGCACAACCGTCAGAACAACATGTTCTTTGATGAGAACACGGATGAGGAGCTTGTTAAGTTCCGGGAGAAGTTTGAGCGCAAGAAAATCGAGTGTGCTGAGTGTGAGAAACGGTTGGAATTATTAGTTGAAAGAAGGAGAAATAATCAATGAAAACGAAATTGTATTACCTGTTCCTGGCAGTCATGTGGTGGCTGCTGGGATAGGTGGAAAGGAGAAGGATATGAATAAGATATTTACCATTGCTTATTCAGAGGAACAAGCAAACGAAATAGGACACTTCATAATGCGAAAAGGTTATGAAGGTGTACAGAACGATAGCTATCGTTATTGCGATATTATGATAAATGCTTGTCTTAGGGAGAATAGAAAACACCATAGAGACCATATATATGTAGGTGTAAATGGCTACCAAATGGTTGTGGCAAAGACTAAGAGAGGACTAAGACGCAACGGATTGAAATACATTGAGAAGAAACGAAAATTCTATGAACTATTAAGCAGATATTGAGCGTATGGCAAAAGATAGACAAATGACTTTTGGAAAATATAAAGGGGAAGATATAAAATATATCATACTTACCCATATAGGTTATATTATGTGGTGTTTTGAAAATATAGAATGGTTTAAGTTGACAGATGAAGAACAGGATTTATATGACGCGATAGCCATAATGATTAAGAAGGAACGCTTGCCAATGACTTTTCCGGTTGAAATGATGTATAAGCATATAAAAGACAGAGAGTCATATGAAAAGTTAAATACTCCATTTACATTCAATTATGGATATATATCTTTAAGAATGTCTGAAAAGGATAATCCAATATTCAACACCATTGAAAAATACATTACACACAGAATACGTAGAAATAGTACGAAAGAATGTTCGTCATTCGAAAGTCTTTCAGGAGATTTGACTGGTCTTTCACATAGCATGAATAAAGAAATAGAAAGAGCTCGGCTTAATGGTGAGAGTGATGAAGAAATATATGGTTATTGGGGTAGTATGAATGATTATAAGGATTTATACTAAAAAATTATGACAAAAGATGACATTAAAAAGGCGGCAGAAGAATATGCCAAAGAAGCTTGTCGTCCACTTTGGAGAGCTGGTAATGAACAAGTCTGTATGGCCGATTTCATGGAAGGCGCAGAATGGTATAAAAATCAGTCATCTTGGATAAGTGTTGATGAACGGCTTCCTGAACTGAACGTACGTGTATTGGTTGCTCAGCGTGGAATAAACTGGATAAGCATTTGTATCATGAAGCGTATTCCTCATGATTCTTCAAATCCTGACAACAAAAAATGGCACTGGTCACTTACAAACAACAAAGATGAAGTTATAGCATGGAAGCCACTACCATATTTCGATGAAACACTCTTAAAAGAAAGGAGGAAATGACTATGACATACGCTGAAGTCAGAAAAGCAGCCGAAGGGTATTGCGACAATGAGTGGAAAAAAGAGACTGATTTACAGGTAAGGAAATGTATTGATAAACTCACTATTCCGGCTTTCATTGAAGGTGCAAATTGGAGAGTAAACGCTTCATGGCACGATGCAAAAGAGACACCGAAGGAACGTAAGTTCTGCCTGTACATCCTTAAATACGGTTCGTATGGGGGCGGATATTACCCAAGAGGTACAACACCATTTGGTATGAACAGTTTGAAAATGTCGAGAAATGGGCATACTTCGATGACTTGATACCTTTTTTGGAGTAATATTATGGCAAAGTTTAGAGTTGGAATATTGCAATATCTTTTATTTGAGGATGAATATGTGATTCAGAAGAAGCACTGGTGGGGATGGTCAAACTGGGAAAAGTATGACACTGATAGAGAAGCTATAGATGATGCTAAATGGCTGGAAAGTAGAGGGCATCAAGTAGAATGGTATTTATAAAAGTAGAAATAAATATGAACAGAAAAATAAAATTTAGAGGTAAATCAAAAAAGACTAGAAAATGGCTTTATGGTTATTTAGGTGAAGCTAAATTCAGCATTCTTGATTATGTCTATACAGACAAAGTTATTTTTGATAATGTTCTGTCATTTAATACTGATAACAGTGCCTATGTAGTCAAAGATTTGTCCGTAGAAGAAGATACCATCGGTCAGTTTACTGGATTGTTTGATAAAAATGGAACAGATATTTATGAGGGTGATATAGTCCTTCAGCAAGGATACCATGGGAATAAACAGACTATGGTTGTAAAGTTTGAATGTGGAGCATTCATCGTAGGTTATCACAAAGGGAGTTCGACCAAGCCTACCCCTATGTTGCTCAATAGTAAGTGTGAGGTAATTGGAAACATATACGACAATCCGGAATTGATTGAGCAAAGTTTATGAAGGAAAAGATGATGGATAAAAACTCAAAAAGCAAGTAAAATGGCGAAGTTTACGTTTGTAAAAATCGCTGAAAATCACTAACTTTACTGATGTAAAGAAATAAAAGTCAAACCAAACTTTTTTATATTATGGACAGAGATGAACGTAACCGCGTTCGCGCAGAGAGATACCGTGACCTCTCAGAAAAATCAGCGGAAAAGGCAAGAAATGCCTATGAGAGAAGTACAAAAATGAGTGAAGCAATCCCTTTTGGACAACCGGTACACGGTGCAGCAGACAGGCGATACCGTGAGAAAATATGGAACACCATGGGACAGTCTGTAAAACACACGGAAAAGTCTGAATATTGGGCTGAAAAAGCCTCAGCTGTGGAGAACAACACTTCTATTTACCTTGATGATGATAATGCAGTTGAGAAGCTGGAAAACAAGCTGAAGGAACTTGAAAGAGTTCAGGAACTGATGAAGTCTGCAAACAAGATTATCCGTTCAAAGAAAATCACTGAATTGGAAAAGCATGAACAACTTGTCGGACTTGGATTGACCGAAAGCCAGGTAAGAAAACTTTTTGAGCCTAACTGTTTCGGTGAGATTGGATTTGCTTCATGCTCAATTACGAATAACGGAGCCAATATTCGAAGATTTAAACAACAGCTTGAGAAGGCAAAGACTCTTAAAAGCATGGAAAACAAGGAATATTGCATCGGTGATGTGAAAGTTGTTGAGAATTATCCGGAAAACAGATTACAGCTATTCTTTGATTGTAAACCTGACCCATCGTTAAGGGATGAGTTGAAAAAACACGGTTTTAGATGGTCAAGATTTAATGGATGCTGGCAGTCGTATCTTAATAATTCAGCTAAATCATTTGTGAAAAATTATGGTGAAAGATTTTAAACTTGGAGAATCCTTCCAGTTAGGAAGGACAAAACTGGAGGTACGTAAAGAATCAGGGTGTGAAAACTGCTTTTTCTATGAATTCATGGAGAATTGCAGGGAGGTAAAACGCTTTGTCGGTAATTGTGAAGCCAAGAAGAGAGAAGATAAAACTGAAGTCAGTTTTGTTGAAATTGATTAATGATGATGTTTCATGTTTCAAAAACAAAAATAATGGATAAGAAAGAAGAGATGCTAAGAGATGCAGTACACGCTCATTATCAGTGTAACGGGGATTATGCTTGTGGAGAACGTGCTTATTGTAGATTTTGCGATGGAGATAACATAGCACATGACTGTGATGAAGATTGCTGTGCAGATGAGTTTAGCGAGGGATTTTTAGCTGGTTGGGATGCCTGCTTAAAATACCTTGGGAATATACCTTGGAATGAAGCCATGGATGAGATTGCAAACCATATTGAAACCAATCGTTCGGAGGAAATTGAATGATTACCAAAATGAATAGTTATGGAAGAAGATAGTGTAATAATTGAGCTTGATACTGTTCTTGAATACAGGGACGGTCAAGTGTACATAAAGAAGATGGTTACAAGTGAAATGCCTGTTACACTGACATTTGCTATCATCGAAGCATTGAATAAAACGATTGTTGAGTATTATAAAAAACGATAGGAAATGAAAAAATTTGAAGATATATATGCTGAACTTGTAAAAGAGCACGGAAGTGATTCCGGAGAGGAGTTTGCAAAAGCAATGTTTGATGCAGGTCGTGATGTAAGTTTTACTCAGAACCTGAAAGATTTAGTCACGAACGAAGAGATTATGGTAAGTCTTTTAACATTTAATGCAATTGCTATGGCAGAGCGTGCTGTTAAGGTAAATGCTGCAGATCTGAGCATTTCAACTGAGATTACGATAAATGAAAATAAATACTTCACTCGGCTTAGTTCAATTACATTTAGTGCTGAGAAAAAAACTTTGGAAGAAAGAGCTGTAGAGATTGCTAAAAACATTCTCAATTCAACTGTTATCTATGATTTTGAAGCTGTGTTGTCTAAGGCTATTTTGGCTGGGTATAACTTACGAAAAGAAGATTTCGAGGAGGACTGAATGTGAAAGGAAAACTTAGTTTTTGGGATTTTAAGATGGAGGAAACAAAATGAGCTTACTTATTAAAGAAACTCAGTTACAAAGAATAATCAGAAAAACCGGCCGCAAACCGATACAGTGTAAATGCAAGTTATGTAAGCAGCAATGTCATACGCCTTGTTTGGGTACTCCGCAAGATGTTTTAAGGCTTATCGAAGCCGGATATAAAGACAGGCTTGCAGCAACGGAATGGTATGTAGGAATCCTTATGGGTGTAGTTGATATGCCCGTACCGATGATACAGGCTAAACAAGAAGGAGACTGGTGTACATTCTACAAAGACGGTTTATGTGAATTGCATGATTCCGGATTGAAACCGACTGAAGGAAAATTGTCTCACCATAGTATTCGAATTGATAATTTCAAAGCGAGTAAAAGCATTGCGTGGAATGTGGCCAAGGAATGGTTAAACGAAGAAAATACTGAATGCATAGAGAAAATATGCGAAGCACTGCAGTAAATGAACAGCATTAATGTATGATTTTGAATTATTAACTGGCAAAAATTGATTTATGAAAGCAAAGAAAAAACAAGTCGTAGGCCTGCTCATTAATCTGTTAGAGTGGGCAATTGTATCAATGGTATTATCATCATTGATAATTTTAGGAGATTTTAATGTACCGTCAAGTTGGGTTTATCTGTCCTCTGTGGTAGTTTCATTTCTCATCCTATATGTGTTCTACTGGGAGCGTGGAACATATTATTTTGTCTCATTCGTCGCTGGCGGAGTGCCAGGAAGGGTGTTCCTGAAGTTTGATGAACGTGTTTCTCTTGATGTGATTGAGAACACCATATCCGGCCTGTATTCCGGTGAACGTGTACTTGTTACCGGATATAAGACCGTCAGCAGATATGAGTACGAACTTAATATCAAGTCCTGATGGAACATTATCAGGCCAAAGGAGTAATATTTATGATTGTGGCTGTCCTGTTCTGCTATTCCATCGGGAATGTTGATCAGGATACCACACTCCTGATAATAATAGTGATGTTACTTGGTAACATACTGAATGTTTTATGTAAAATTCTAAACAAACTGTGATGATGAAAATTGTCGTAACCGGCAGTGAAGGCTTTATAGGAAAAGCCCTCTGCAAGAGTCTGAGAAATCGTGGTGTTGAAGTGGTCGGAATTGACCGTGTGTGTGGAACTGAAGCTGCCGGCGTTCCGTGCCTTCTGTCCGGAGGTGGAATCGATGCTGTAATACATCTTGCCGCACAGACCAGTGTTTTCAATTCGGATCATGAAAGAATACTTCGTGACAACATTGATTCATTCGTAGCGATAGCTGACGGATGTAACCGGTTCGGGGTGAAACTGGTGTATGCCAGCTCTTCCACGGCAAATCCATGCAACACGACAAGTATGTACGGTGTCAGCAAGCACTTTGACGAAGTGTATGCTTCATTATATTGCAAGAAAGCTACAGGTGTTCGCCTTCATAACGTGTACGGACCTGACCAGCGGAAAGGAACTCTTCTCTATGTTCTGATGAATCAAGAAAAGGTCAGCCTGTATAATGGAGGAATGAACACCAGGTGCTTCACTTACATAGATGATGTGGTTGAAGGATTGATATATGCGATAGGTTCTGACAAGAAGCTGGTAAACATTGTCAATCCTGAATCTTGTACAATACTTCAATTTGCGGAAGAAGTAAGGAAATACAATGGCGTTGATATTCAGTGTGTTTCCGAAAAGAGAGAATTCGACAATCCTGTACAATCTGTCGATGAAGGTATTTTTTCAGTACCTTTGAATTACACCTCAGTCAGTAAAGGGATAGCAAAGGTTTTTGGCTGTGAGGAAAGGTAGAAAGATAAGGATTGATGACTGGGACAAACCCGCCCGCGGCTGGAGGAAATACGAAAGGTTATGCAACATGCAGCCTAAAGTAAGAATCCACCGTAAGGGCGGGTTTTATTACATATCCCTGTTTGCAAGGACAAAGGATGGAATCCAATTTGAGGAAATCAAGAGTTCGGGTGAGTGTGCAGAAGTCATTTCGGAAGCCGCTACGGAACTGATACTTTCATTGATACGGCCGGACGATGAATGGTGCATAATTACCACACCGAAGCGCAGGCACATCACAGAGTACCATTTCGCCACTGACATTTGCCAAAAAATTGCCCAGGGGGTGAAAATAAAATTCTATGAATCTGCAATGCAGTGCCTCAACAGGACACGTATCAATCCTGAGTTTTATCTTCTCCGGCCCATTAAGGAACAGAGAGTAATACTCTTTGATGACATCTGCACGACTGGAAGTACATTAACAGCAGCCTACGATTTGCTGAAAGACCGGAAACAGGTAATCTGCATCGTCGGCATTAATAACCATTAGCCTATGAACAACAGGAAATTGACCGAAAAACAGGAAAAGTTCTGCAATTATTACCTTGACTGTGACGGTAATGCAAGTGAAGCATACAGGATGGCCTATGACGCATCAAAGATGCAGCCTGAGACGATATGGAGCAATGCAAGCCGGATGCTGGCAAGTAACAAGGTTGCAGCAAGGATAGACGAATTAAAGGCCCAACGTGCAGAAGCATCGAAAATTAGCCGTGATAAGGTGGAAAAGGTTCTCATGGATATTGTCATGATGGACCCGAACGATTTGTATCTTGTAGATCCTGTAACAGGAAAGATAAAACTTAAATCCCCAAGCCAGATGCCGAAGCGTGTGAGAAATGCCATGAAGAAGATAAGCAATGACAAGGGTAAGGTAAGCTATGAGTTCAATGGTAAGGTGGAAGCGGCGAAGCTTCTGGCCAGCATGAATGGGTGGAATGCTCCTCAACAGATAGCATTTACTGGTAAAGATGGCGAAAAAACGAACGAAATACGCATAGGTTTTGATGATGAAACTGAATAAAATCTAAAGAATAGGATAATTATGTGAGAAAAATATCGGGGGTTATACAAGAAATAATACGAAGAATCTCAAGAATAGAACAAAAGTAGCTGGCTATGATAGTAAATCACAAGAAACTCAATCCGAATGCATTCTATCTGCTGAAATATCTAAATGATGCTACAATACGCTTTATTATCTTATATGGCGGTTCATCATCGGGTAAGTCTTTCAGTGTAGCACAGGCTGTGCTTATACAGACATTGCAGGACGGTGAGAATACACTTGTGATGAGAAAGGTTGGTGCATCAATCAGCAAGACAATTTATGAGGACTATAAGGTAGCTGTATCACTGCTTGGTATATCACAATATTTCAAGTTCATACAAAATTCAATAAAATGCACATTCAATGGTGCGAAGATAGATTTCTCAGGTTTGGATGACCCCGAAAAGATAAAGGGTATCAGTAACTACAAGAGGGTACAGCTTGAGGAGTTGTCAGAATTTGAATTTGCCGATTTGAAACAGATCCGTAAACGTCTGCGTGGTAAGAAAGGGCAGCAGATTATTGCCGACTTCAACCCTATCAGTGAAACACACTGGATAAAGAAAGACTGGCTTGACAACGAGAAACTGCATGATGTTCCTATGGTTGTAGAAATTGGCGGCCGGATAATACCGGCAGAGCTGACAAAGGTGAAGTCTTTAAAGATGAACGAGGGGCGCTCAATAGTGAATCCTGTAACTAAGGAAATTGAGGAGTATCCTCCAAATATGGTAGTTATACAGACAACATACCTGAATAACTTCTGGGTTGTCGGTTCACCGGATGGAACGTATGGATACTACGATGAGCAGTGTGTGATGGACTTCGAGCATGACCGTATTCATGACCCGGACTACTACAACGTGTATGCGTTGGGAGAGTGGGGTGTAATTAAGACCGGAAACGAGTTCCTCGGTTCGTTCAATGTAGGAAAGAACAGCGGTGAATACAGTTACATACCTGGATTGCCGATTCATCTTTCTGTCGATAGTAACGTATTGCCGTACATATCTGTCGGCTACTGGCAGGTAGACTTTAGCAAAGGTAAGGATATGTACCAGATAGCAGAAACAACGGCTGAAAGCCCGAACAACAGCGCAAGAAGAGCCGCGAAACTGGTATCCAAGCGACTGCAGGAGTTAGGATATGACGGTAAAATCTACCTTCATGGTGATGCATCAGCCAAATCCGCCAACACTATCGACGATGAGAAGCGTTCATTCATGGACCTGTTTATTGACACGTTGAAGAAAGACAACTGGATTGTTGAGGATAAGGTGGGTAAAAGGAACCCGTCCGTATCTATGACCGGTGAGTTTGTCAATGCTGTTTTTGAGAAATCGTTGCCCGGCCTCAGCATAAGCATAGACGATAGTTGCAGGGTATCAATCGAGGACTACCAGAGCGTACAGAAGGATGCTAATGGCGCAATCCTCAAGACAAAGATAAAGGACAGCGTAACGAAACAATCCTATGAGGAACACGGGCACCTTACCGATACTTTGAGATATGTTGTACATGACATCATGTACGAGGAGTATTCCCAGTTCTCGAGCCGTCGTAAACGCAACATGTATTCTGACAGAAGCGTGTTCGGATTCTTCAATCCTTCAGTCGAGTATCAGTATTCACAGAAGATAGTGTACATCATGCCGAATGTTGGAGGAAAGTTCTATATGTGTCAGGTTGCAAGGTGTGGAGAAAAATGGCATGTTCTTGACCTCGTAATGCGTGAAACTGTATCACTCGAAGAGATGAAGTCTGTTATATGTTCACATGATGCAGGAACGTACATCGTGGAATCGTCACCTGCATATTACCAAATGGCAAGGGAACTGAGAAATACGCTTCCGGAAGTAAGGATTAAGAAGGAATATCAGGATATGGATAAGAGAATAGCTGCTACATCCGATTTCATCAAGTCATACTTCCTGCTTTCTGAGACCGGTATGGAAAATGATGAGTATATGGCATTCATAACTGAAGTTCTTGACTACAATGATGAAAATATAAGTGGAGCCAGTGCCCTGTTAAGTGGTATTGCATATACTATCATAAAATTAGGGTAAGCTTGGTTTTATTTACAATATGTTGATACATAGTGTTTTATTTGCATTTTCCATATTTGGGTAAATTGCAAGATTTTTGCAAAATCAACATCGTATATACCCATAATTTATCTTTGTCATATAAGGATAAACTATGGGATATACAATTTTAAAACAGGATACTATTCCGGCATGTGCTGGGCTGAAAATGGCCAGTGAACCACAGACTATATCAACACCAAAGGAGGGTGTAAAAGATAGTGGTTATATTGACCGTTGTGACGTGCATGAGTTATTCGTATCCCCACTGGTTTGCGGCCATAATTACATGGAACTGTTCCGTTCTGTTCCAGAAGTATTCTTTCCGATTGATTACATTGCTTCACGTATATCAGGTTCCGGATTCCAATTGAAGAAGGTAAAGGACGACAGCGTGGTCTGGGAAAACAAGAGAATGAACCAGATTCTCACAAAGCCAAATTGTCTTATGTCTTGGAACGAGATGATATATTCACACTTCGTATATAAGCTGTGCACTGGCAATGCTTTCTTTCGTGCTGCTATGGGAGAAACATTCAAGGACCAGCCAAAGTGGAAATGGTGTGATAACTTTTGGGAACTTCCTGCTGATTTTGTTAATGTAGAGCCTAATAGAAGTGTCAATAGTCCAATCTTTGGAATAGCATCTGAAGATGATATTATCCGTTGTTACCGTCTGAATTACGGATATGTGAGTACGATGGAAATCCCTTCATATCAGATATGGCATGACCGTGACGGCTCACCTGAATATATGTCAATAAACGGGTTCCTGAAATCAAAGAGCAGGTTGGCCGCTCATCTGAAACCTATATCCAACCTTATTGCTGTATATGAAGCGAGAAACGTGATTTACGTAAAACGTGGTGGTTTGGGGTTCCTGGTATCCAATAAGAAGGATGAAGCTGGTACTGCAGCAATGACAGAAGATGAAAAGAAGGAAATACTTGACAGTCATTTTGGAAAATTTGGGCTGGACCAACGTAGACTTCCTTATGGTTTAAGTGATGTTCCTCTGTCGTTCGTTAGGACAAATCTTACTATCAGTGAGTTGCAGCCATTTGAGGAAACCTTGACTGATGCTATACAGATAGCCGGAGCATACGGTATCCCTTCAGTGCTTGTACCGCGTAAGGACCAGGCAACATTCAGCAATCAGGCAACAGCGGAAAAGGCTGTATATACATCTACCATCATACCGATGGCCAAGAAATTCTGCAAGCAACTAACTGCATTTCTTGGACTTGAAGAAGGTGGCTATTACTTGGATTGTGATTTTTCTGATGTGGATTGTCTGCAGCAGGGATTGAAGGAAGCTGAGGAAGTCAAGACAATGGTTAATACTAGATGTAAGGAGCAGTTCCTTAGCGGCCTCATCAGTATAAATGACTGGAGGGCACAAATAAAGGAAAGCAGATTCGAAGAACCTCTTTTTGACAAGACTTTGTTCGAGATGTCAGACGAGGAGAGAGAGATAGTAAAACAAGTAATAAGTCTTAACACAAAAAGTGAAGTTGAAAATGGAAGAGAAAACCAAAAGCCTACAGTACAAAACGAAGGCAAATGATGTGGATGAGAAGGGTATCGTAACGGTAGCTGTGAACGGTATCGGTGTGAAAGACTCACAGAACGATGTTTCCATGCCTGGCTCTTTCAACAAGACGTTGAAGGAGAATATAGGCAGAATGAGATGGTTCCTTAATCACCGTACAGACCAGTTGCTTGGCGTTCCATTGAGCGGAGAAGAAAAAGAAGGAAACCTAATCATGGTTGGCAAGCTTAATCTTGAGAAGCAGATTGGACGTGATACATTGGCTGATTACAAGCTGTATGCTGAGAATGGCAGAACACTTGAACACTCTATCGGTGTGAAAGCAATCAAGCGTGATGAGACAGATCCGTGCAAGGTTCTTGAATGGAAGATGTTCGAGTATTCGACTCTGACAAGCTGGGGAAGCAACCCTCAGACATTCCTTGTAAATCTCAAGTCAGGTACTCAGGAACAGGTTAAGGAGGCAGTTGAGTTCATCAGGAAAGCGTTCAGAAATACTGATTATTCGGAAGAACGATTAAAACAATATGATATGGAACTGAATCTTCTGCTTAAAGCAATTAATGGAGGTAACGTGGTTACTTGCCCGCATTGCGGACACCAGTTTGATTACGATGAACAACATGAGCATACATTTACTCAGCAGGTGCTTGACAATGCTGCCATGTATTCGAGCTGGCTTACTGACCGTATCGTAAGTCAGGAGATAGACAAACTGGAACCGGAAGTACGTGCAGAAGTTATTGCACTTATTGATTCCGTAAAGTCGGAAGGACTGGAGTTGACCGAGAAATCTGTACAGAACTTCATGGCATACGTCCGTTGTCCGGCATGTTATGGAAGAGTATATAGAAGTAACGCCTTGTTGCAGGATAATAGAACTAACATCTTCTCCGGAAAGTCTGAGCCGTCCAATGACACTCAGGATAAAACTGACGGTAAGCAAGAAGATGATAATGTTGAGAAAAAAGCCGCTGATAGCACTTCTTTCTTTGGTAAACTGAATGAGGTATTTAGTAATAATTATTAAAATTTTGATTGAAAATGAAGAAATTTACAGTTGCGGATTTTGGTCTTAAGACTGACGGCCTGCCTCAGGATCAGGCTACATTTATGAATAACATCGCAAATATGATGTGTAATGTCATTAACAAGGCGATGGAAGGTGTTATTTCTCCTGATGATATGGAAAGCAGATTGAAGTCTCTCAACGAAAAGTTTAACGGATATGACGATGAGAAGTTCAAGCAGCTTGCCAAGGATAACGAGGAACTCATTAAAACGGTTAAAGGTCTTGGTGAGACTATCGAGAAGCTGAAATCTAAAGGTATCGGAATGGAAGTCATCAACAAGTTTGATGAGAAGTTGAACGAAATGCTTGATTCAGAGAAATTCAAGGAGTTCGCTTCTGGAAACTGCCGTAAGTCAGGTGTGTTCGAAGGTTTCTGCTTGAAGGATATTGTTTCCATGACTGATAACTATAGCGGTGACCATCTGATTACTCAACAGCAGAACAGGGTTGTATCACAGGTATCTAACAAACGTATTCATATGCGTGATGTATTGAATACATTGGATGGCGATCCTAAATACCCTAACCTTGCATTTACTCAGGTATATGAATTCGACCGTAATGCGCGTTATGTAACAGAAAACGGAAGATTGCCTGAATCAAGTTTTAAGGCAAAGGAGGTACAGACTGGTACAAAACGTCTTGGAACTCACCTGAATATTTCCAAGAGAATGCTTAAGAGCCGTGTATTTATCCGTTCATTTATCTTGAAGATGTTGCCTGAAGCTGTATATCAGGCTGAAGATTGGAATATTCTGTTCGGTGACGGTAATGGAGAAAATCTCCTTGGTATTGCCAACCACAAAGGCGTTTATCCTGTTGAAACTATCATCTCTGAAGATTATGTTAGTGGTTCTGCTGGCTCTGTCAAATCAGTTTCAGGTTATAACTCTAATAAGGACACAGTCGTAGAGTTTACAAACCCTCAAGACCAGATTCTTGATGGTATGACTATCACATTTACTGGTGCTACTGGACTTACTGCTCTCAACAGCGCTAACCAGCTCGTGAAAATTAACGACCGCCAGATTTTGTTGAAAGGTGTTGCTTATACAGAGGAAACCTCAACATCATCAATGACCTTCAAGGTAAGCCATGGCGCATTTAAGTCAGTTGAGGAACCTAACTCTCTTGATGTCGTCAAAACTGGTTTTGCTGTGATGACATACGCACAGTACACACCGAATGCTATTGCGTTGAATCCTATCACAGTTAATGCTATGGAAAGTGAAAAGGATACAACCGGACGTAATCTTGGTATTATCCAGATGATAGGCGGTGTTAAATATATTGCAGGACGTCCTATTATTGAAACAAACAACATTCTTCCTGGTAAGTATCTGATTGGTGACTTTAATATAGCTGCAAATCTCGTGGATTACACCTTATTGACTCTTGAATGGGCTGAAGATGTAGAAAGCAAGTTGAAGAATGAGATTGTCCTTATTGCTCAGGAAGAAGTTATCTTCCCTGTATATATGCCATGGGCATTCGCTTATGGTGACTTGGCAGCCTTGAAAGAAGCAATCACTAAATCTTAATGCTTATGTATTTGCTTAATGGAGAAAAGAAAGCTCTTGAATCTGTCATAAAGGAACAGCGTATCCGTATTGGCCGTGGGTTGATTTCTATCACCCCGGTCTCGGAAGCTGGACTTGTGTCTGAGGAAGATGTCGAAAAGGCATTAGAGAGCAAACAGAAGGTTATAGATGAGCTTTCTGTTGAGAATGAGAGTCAAAAGAAAGAAATTGATGAACTGAAAGCCAAACTGGCAGAACTTGATTCACATGTGGATGATGCTAAGGATGTTCAAGAAGACAATAAAAATGTTGAGCAGACCGATACAAAGGAGGTTTCTGCCGAGGATGATAAGGCAGCCGTTGTTCAGGACGAGAAAAAAGTTTCTGCTTCGAAATCGAAGAAATAAGGAATTGCCATGTTGATTGATGTGTCATATTTTGTAGCAGGCCCACGTCATATTCTAAATGCCTCAACGTCAAAGACTGCTGGCGCCGATTCTTTGGTAGTAACCGGCCATATCGAAGAATATATTAAGAAGTTGCAGCCTGTTTTTCTTGAATCCATGCTCGGTGAGAAGGAAGCAGGTTATGCAATGGATTACCTTGATATGTCTGATGATGAAGGAAACGAAGATACTGAGCCGTCTAAGTATGAAATCGTATGCAACAAACTGAAAGAGCCTTTTGCTGATTACGTGCTGTTCCACATACTTCGTGATTCTTCATCGGAGGCTACAATAACTGGGAATGTCCGGCTGAAGTGTGCCAATGAGTACATTTCACCTGTTAATGCCCAGGTTATTGCATGGAATAGGATGGTTTCCGCCAATGTGAAGTTCATCCAGTGGGCGCGTGATGGTAATTGTCCGATTGACCTTGTCACACAGACTAACATGTTGATTAAGATTAACCAGTTCAATCTATGAAAGGTATCGTTGAGATTATTGGAGATGTAGTAAAGGAAATGAGTGGGAACCTTACAATCGTAATGCCTGCTGACATCGAGAATGACAGGTTCGAGGAAGTTAAGAATCCTGAACTGAACTACATATTTGGTTCGGCCCAGTATGTAAAGGATAAACTTGATGAATACAGCAAAGTGCCTTCAACATCAGAACGTAAGTTCCCTCTTGTCGTACTGTTCTGTCCTGTTACAGAGAAGAGAGACAGTCTGGACTATTATTCAAAGGTTTCACTGAATATCCTTATAGCGTGTTCATCAACGAAGAGCTGGAGCAATGAACGGCGTCTGTATGCTTCATTCATCAACATTCTTCGACCAATTTATGAAAGGCTGATTGAGGTAGTTAGAAATGATGAAAGGTTTGATATATACTATGACAGCATCGTTCCGCATGAATATTCTGAGAACTACTCGTATGGCAGATACGGAGCCTATACGGAATCCGGAGAGGAAGTGAGCGAGCCTATTGATGCCATAAATATACGCTCGATGGAATTAATAGTTAAAAATCAAAGTTGTAGGTAATGAGAAATACAAGAGTGTGCGAAAGCGCAGAAATGAATACCGGTGGTTCGGCCTGCAAGGTTGACTGGGGTAAGGTAAAGGGAGCAATACTTGTAGAGCATGGAGTAAAACTACCGGCAAATATTACTGCCGATGAGTTGGAAAAAATGTGTCATGCTGACAGACCAGGCAGAATTTATCCTATTCATACATTCGTTGAATATGCGAAGAATGGTGGTGAAGCTCAGGTTAGTGCTGTGGGATACGGGGCAAACCAGTACAATGGCCTCAACGCTCAGACAGATACTTTCACACTTCCTCGTTTTGATGAAATTCTGAATGCTGAGCTGTTGCGTTGTGCTAACAAGGAATGGGATGTGTACTTCTGGGATTCAAACAGAATGCTTATCGGTTACAATGATGGAACTGATATTCTTGCCGGAATTCCGATGTCAACAGTATATCCAGGTGCCACACCGTTCAGCACAAGCAGTGCGAAGTCAAGTATGACGGTAAATTTCTGCCACATGGATGCAGAAGACAGCCAGTTGAACTTTGACTACTTAAAGTTGGATTTCAATCCTGCGAATGTGATTAAGGGACTGACTGAGGTCATGTTAGTTGAAAACGAAAGCAACAAATTCAAGATTATTGAATGTGTAGGTGGATATGACAGAACAGCTGAATTTGCAACAGAATTGTCCTCAGGTGCATCCGAGGTATTTGATGGGGTTACATCAGCTTCGTATGAGGACGGTTATCTCACAATTACTCCTGGTGAAGGTGAGATTTCAGTTAAATCACCTTCTGTTCTGTACGAGAAAGATGTCAAATGGGTTGAATTTGTAAAAGTAGTTAAAGCAAAAGCATGATTGTAGATGGAGTCAATTTTGTGGAAAAGCAGGTCAAGATGATGTCGAAAAAGAAATTCATTGATACCCACATGACCTGTATCTGGCAGAAAGTTTCTGAGGAGAATCGAAAAAAGAAACTTTCTGACGTGTATGAACGAATTACTGGTAAGTCTGTAAAGGATGCTGACGGTGAGTCTGCTGATAAGTGATGGTTTTGGTTGATTAAGCCGGGCGGAAGTCCGGCTTTAATTTTAATTGTATGGCTGATTTCGAGAAATTGGAGAATGTGATAAACAGAATTGCATCAGGATTTGAAAAGTCATGTATGGATTGCCTTCAGGAAAACAATATAGAAGTTGCAGACCTTGTAAGGGAACAGCTATATTCAGGTCTTGGCGGTAATACAGACAGTCTTAGACCAGGATATTCAGAAGATCCATATTTTAGAGAAACTACATCTATGTGGCATAATGATCCAGACGGGTATATTGAATGGAAAAGGAAGATAACACCTCCGATAAAAAGTCCGAGACTGAATCTTCCTCCAAGGCCTGTTGATGTTCCTAACTTGTATATTACCGGTCCGTTCCATGAAAGTATCCGCGCATCTGTTGCAGGTGAAACTCTTTCGATTGATACTGTGGGATTCGTTGATGGTCCTGATATAGTAAGGAAATACGGGAATGACATTCTCATGTTGGGAAAGGACGCAAGAGAGTATGTTGTACTTCAACTTCTCGAGCCTTTTTTGAAACGTTTTTTCAAACAATGTGGGTATAAATGATGGGATGCGGTTGCGAGAATAAGAAAATCATGTCTGACTATGAGCGTGTGGCCATGCTTGCAAAAAAAGCTGCCATGCTGGACGGATGTGTGTACGTTGTGTACAGGAAGAGTGACGGTACCTACTCGTTCGATAAGGAAGGTACCAAGGTGGATGGCGTTATTGTTGAATATAAACATTACTTGTGATGGGAAATTTGAAATTGAAGGATTTCGTCGATGAGGAATCATTGAAGAAGTTGCAGGAACTTAGGAGTACAATATCAGATGTAAGGCAGGATTACAAGGATGCTGCATCGGAACTTATCAAGGGACTTACTGTTGACGTCAAGGTAAAGGGAGATATTGACAAGTTGCAGGCCATATATAATACTCAGGCTAAGAACGTATCTTCCGCATCTGAAAAACTTACTGATGCATTCAGTCGTCAAGCAGAGGTCGCTGAACAACTGATGAAGAAAATCAAGGAGAAGGCAGATGCAGAAAAGCTGAGTACAAAAGAGGTAAAGGAATTGTCAAAGGCATCAGCAGAAGCATCCAAGGCAATGCAGCAGGCTGCAAAGGCTGAGGAAGCAATTAATAAGGCCCAGAAATCTGCGAACACTACCAGAAAGGCTGCTGCCATGACCGAAGAGGAGCGAATCCGTTTCATCAAGGAATCTTTGGAGTTGGCAGACAAGGAGGTGCATAGTAAAGAAGAAGCTATAGAAGTGAACAAGCGACTTCGTAAAGCGTCTAATATGTTGAAAGATACCGACGAGGATTACAGAAATACGCTCGGAAAGTTGAATTCTACAATCGGTGTAAATACTGATTACATAAAGCGTAACAGTGACCGTTACACGCAGCAGAAGATGACTATCGGTAGCTATAAGGAAGAAGTTAAAGCAGCCTGGATGGAACTTAACCATCTGAATGATTCCATGGGTAGCTTCGGAATTATATCAGGCAGTTTTGGCGACTCCCTTCAATCTCTTGGTAATGCAGGAAGTATGCTTGAAGGTTTGTCCGGGTTTGGCAAGATATTCCAGAACAAGTGGCTTCTTGGTCTTGGAGCTGTTGGGGCTGCCGGTGCCGGGATAGGATGGTGGGTGAACTACAATAATGGACTAACAGAAGCAACACGTCTTACACAGCAGTTCACTGAGAAGTCAGGAGAGGACTTGAAGGCTTACCGCACGGAAGTGCAGGCTATTGCAGACTTCTACGGTAAGGATTTCAAGGAAGTATTGATTGGTGCAAATGCTGTCTCTAAGCAGTTTGGTATCTCCGCTGAAGAATCCCTGAAACTAATTCAGGATGGATTCATTGCAGGTGCCGATGCAAACGGTGAGTTTCTGGACACGCTGAGGGAGTATCCTGCATATTTCAAGGAAGCCGGTATCAGTGCTGAAACATTCATTGCTATTACTGCCCAGGCTGCTAAGTCTGGTATCTATTCTGATAAGGGTGTGGACGTTATCAAGGAAGGTAATCTTCGTATCCGTGAAATGACAACAGCTACCGCAGCGGCACTTGAAGGAATCGGCATTTCGGCTGATGAGGTTCAGGAACAGTTGAAGTCCGGCCAGAAAACAACATTTGACATTATTCAGATGGTATCTGAGCGGCTGAATGAGTTGCCCGATAGTGCGTCTGTTGTCGGTACTGCATTGGCTGACATCTTCGGTGGTCCGGGTGAAGATGCCGGACTGCAGTATATACGCACATTGAAGGATATTAAGACTAACCTCGGAGATGTTAAGGCAGAAACAGGTGAATTAGGGAAAGCACAAGAAGATATGATTGAGAGCCAAAAGTTGCTTTCTAAGGAGTTGGCACTATTGTTTGATGCGACTGGAGGATCATTCGAAACGATGTCTGCAAAAATAAAGAGTTCTATTGCGTCAATGACTGCAGATTTGCTTTCATTTGTTCGTCGTGGGATTGAGAGCGTTGAGGAGCTTTCTGAGAGAGAAGAAAAGCAGGCCAGGGCTGAAGGAGAAAGGTATGCAGAGACTGACGTAATTAAACAATATGAGGAAATCAATAAGGCAAGAGAACAGTATGTCAAGCAGGGAATGTCAGAGGAAGAAGCATTTAAAAAGGCTAAGGAAGAACGTATTGATATGATGAAGCGTTCATTGAAATATGAGGAACAGAATTTGAAGGATGCTGTAAGCCTAAATGAAAAATACTATGACGAATATCAAAACGCAAGTCTGTGGAAACAGATGTTTGGAATTGACCGGACTAATTCAGCGATAAATTCTGACATTAGAAGCTCATGGGGTGAAAGGATGTCTGCAGAGAGAGGTGTATCAAACATTAACAGACAGATTTCTCTAGTAGAAAGTTACCAGATGCCAGGAGCAAAAAGAAGTGCAGTTTCAGAAACAGCAGATGAAAAATCATCACGCCTTGAAGCCGAAAAATCATTGCAGGAGTCACGTATTGCCTTGATGGAAGAAGGACTTGATAAGGAACTGGCAACAATCCGCTATGGTTACCAGCAGAAGATTGATGCCGTAAAAGGTAATTCATCCGCAGAAATGGCATTGAGAAAATCGTTACTTCAAGAAATGAACAACGAATTGGCGAAGGCTTCTGAGGAGTATGAAAAGAATCGTGCAAGTATTGACCTTCAGAATCGTCTTGCTTCCGTTGAGGAAGGTAGTGAGGAAGAAATGTCCGTTCGTCTTGATATACTTGATAAGCAGAAGGAAGAAGAAATGAAGGCTGCTGAAAGTAATGGTGCCGACGTGAGCCTCATCGAAAAGAAATACATCAATGAAAAGCGTAAGATTTATGAGGAATATGCTGCTGATTATGTTGATGAGATTTCTAAATCTGCCGCAGCCGAACAGGTTGTAAGGAATGCACAATATAATTCCGACCTGAAAGAGTTGGAAAAGCTGCATGCAAAGAAACTTATTTCGGATGAGGAATATGAGAAAAAGAAGGCTGATATAACAGAACGGTATTCTATTGATACCGCTAAGGCTGCTGTTGACTCGTTGGAGGAACAGATTTCTGTTGAAAATCTGAGCCAGGACGACAGAGAAAAACTTGCCGAGCAGCTTCAGAAAGCAAAGGCTGATTTGGCAAATGCTGAAGCTGATGCTGAGATTGCTGCAATCAAGAGGGTTCAGGATGAAGAAGAAGATTCTTACAAAAAACGGATGAAGAATGCTCAGCGATGGATGGATGTTGCGTCTGATGCCATTGGTGCAATCGGTAATCTTATGTCGACATTATATGAGCGCGATATTGACAATATTGAGAAGGAACAGGAGGCAAATGAGGAAGCGTACAATGCTGATGTTGAAAGGATTGAAGCACTTGCCGAAAGTGGAGCAATATCTGAGGAGGAAGCAGAGGTTCGTAAAAGAGCTGCTGAAGCTGAAACATCAAGAAAGAATGAGGAACTTGAGAAAAAGAAAGTTCAGTTGCAGCAGAAGCAGGCTAAATGGCAGAAGGGTGTGGACATTGCTCAGGCTGGTATAGCAACAGCACTTGCAATAACTCGTGCATTACCTAACCTAGTACTTGCTGCAATAGTAGGTGCAATGGGAGCGGTACAGATAGCGACTATCGCAGCAACACCAATTCCTGCATACAAGGAAGGTACTAAGAACGGTGGACATATTGGAGGATTGGCTATCGTTGGTGATGGTGGAAAGCATGAGGTTGTTGTGTATGGTGGTAAGTCATGGGTAACTCCAGATGTTCCTACCGTGGTAGATTTACCGAAAGGTGCTGAAGTGTTCCCTGATATAAGCGAATTCAATGAGAATGTAAGAATGAATACTATATATGATTCAGGAATAAGTAGTCCTGTTGTTGTAAATGATTATTCTGAACTATCTCGTGAGATGAAAGGAATGCGTGTAGAACTCAGGAAAATAATGAAGATAATACATAAGGAAGCATACAACTCTAATTATGAACATTATAAAAGTACAAGATTATGATAACTACATTAAGCAGGTTGAGTATGTTTGATTTTATTGAACTTCTTTGTGGAAACAGAGAAGTTCTTATGGAGGAAGGTGATAATAATTCCATGCTGGAAAATGTGGCTTCAGAATTGATATATCAGTATCAGAGCATAGTAAATCCTTCCGGAATAGAATCTGCAATTTTAGAAAAGGAAGAGAAAATAAAGATTAAGTACAGGATTACTATTGCAAAGATATTGAAGGCGCTTATTAGCATAAACGCTGTAGATGATGTTGTTGGACTTCTGTCAGAAATGGGAATTACTGGTATTGAGCGTGAAAAGATTCCTTCAAGAATAGACCGTATGATTGCAGAAGCGGAGTACATGAGAAAGAGGATTGAAGATACTTCTTCTGCTGATAGAAAGAAAAATACTCCTGATGATGTACGTGCATCATTTGACAGGGAGATAGCGTTTCTTATGACTTATTTCAAAATGAATATTGACACAAGAATCATTACTGCAGGTGTGTATGCGAATATGGTTCATCAGGCAGATGTTGAAATTAAAAGAAAATTGCATCGTTAGATAACTTTTTTGCTGCTTGTCGAATTTTTTTCCGTTTGGTTTGTAACACGATTGTAACACTAATAATCGTAATAGACATGGAAGAAAAATTCGACAATGTGGCTTTATTGCCAGTAATTAATGAGAAATGTGACATAATAATTCATCTTTTATCGTCACTTTGCGACAACCCGGATTTTCTTATAGACTTACTCAGAAAGACTACTGAGAAGCAGAATAAGTTTTCATCATCTCGAATGAAAATATTGCATGGACATGGGGTTGGAGCAGATAGTGATTGAGCAATATCAGTGGATATTGGGACTGGCAAGAAAGTATTGCAGGAATATGATGGACGCAGAAGACCTTGCCGAAGAGACTGTGTATAAGATTCTGTCAAATAAAAGTAAATATGATTCTTCCAAGAGCTTCCGACCATGGTGCAGCGTTATTATGTTGAACACATATATAACAACATACAATCATGAATCATTGATACGTTTCGATTCTGAGGAGAAGGCTGATCATATCCATTCTTATTTCGATGCGGACAATGAAACGTTAAGGAATGAACTTTATGGGATAATTGAAAAATGCAGGAGAAAATCATGTTCCGTTGATTGCGCTATAATGTATGCTGAGGGTTACTCTTATGAAGAGATAGCAAAAAAGATGCATATACCATTAGGTACGGTTCGTAGCCGTATCTCGTTTGCTCGGAATATGATTAGGCAATGTGTTGTAGATTAATAAGTTAATTATGGTTTGACAATTGAAAATGGCGAAGTTTACGATTGCATATATAGTCAATCTGAACTATCTTTATAGTACAATTAAAATATAAGTCAAACCAAATAATTAGCATTATGGAAAAGAGTAATTTTCGAGTAAGAGTGATGAAGTATGCACACCAGTTAGCAAAAACAACAGAATACACGTGGAAAATCTGTCTTATTAAGGCATGGGAGTTATACAGACTTGCTAAAAATATGAGAAAGGGTATTGTGAAATTTGCATTCCAGAAAGTTGACGGAAGCATCAGACATGCTTCCGGAACATTGTACAATCTTCCGGCCGGAACATCAATTCACGGAAAAAAAATGACAAAGCCAAGTTACAAGACATTTGCATACTTTGATGTAGATAAAGGAGAGATGAGATGCTTTAAGATAGAAAACCTTGTAACTGTTTATTGAT